AAGGCAGCAGTGATGCTGCGCAACGACGCGTATGATGACCTTGCATCATGCAAGGTTCATCCGAGACATTATCTCTGTGCTGAAAGCTACTGGCGGGATGCCAGCGCGATCAGTCTCCTTCGCAAACTTAGGGAACTCCCAACCACTCACGACCGAAGGGCCGTAGCGGAAAGGGGTTTCCTCGCGAATGAGGAGGAATGTCTCCGCACTAATCGCCGGCTTTACCCTTATCTCACCCCTCGGTTATACGAGGAATGCGACGAGGGCGTGGTCGATTTTATCAATCGAACACGGAAAATTATCGCCGGAATTTTAGGGAAAGTCCCTGCCGATTTTGAAGGCAGGTTTGGACCCGGTGCGACGTTTGGCGACAGAGGACGACTTACAACCGTCCCCGACAAAATGTCATCTAGACCCACACTTACCTCGGACGCCAAATGGCATCTGCTCCCTTGGGGGCAGACATTATGGGCTAAGGCTTGTAATGAGTCCGGACGAGATGTCACTTTCGTCCAAGGGAATCGTTTCACAACGGTCCCAAAGGATTGCGAGAAGGATCGTGGTATCGCGATCGAACCTTCTATCAACGTCTTCTACCAGTTAGGCGTTGGTCGCGCCATTCGGCGCCGCCTGAAAGTTGCAGGTATTGACCTGCTCTACGGACAAGATATTCACAGGCAGGTAGCTTGTGAGGCCTCTATCAAAGGCCATCTTGCAACGTTGGACCTCTCAAACGCTAGCGACACCATTAGTAGGAACTTGGTAAAGCTCCTGCTCCCCGCAGATTGGTTTGAAGTCCTCGACGACCTAAGGTCGAAGAAGACGAACTTCCGCGGGAATTGGCACGTGCTGGAGAAGTTCTCCAGCATGGGCAATGGTTTCACCTTCGAGCTTGAGACCCTGTTGTTCTTGGGTCTTGTCCTTGCTTGTGACCGGTCTAACACACTGGTAGCTGGCGAGGATGTCTTCGTTTTCGGCGATGACATCATCTGTCCGACGGAGATCTCGAGGGATGTGATTTCAGCCCTGAAGTTCTTTGGAATGACTATAAACGAAGGTAAATCCTTTGTTGAAGGTCCTTTCAGAGAGAGTTG